CGCCGAAAGTCGGCGCCATTGGGCTGTTAGCCCACTCTTCATGAGAGTCCGGAAAGGAGACGTGATGTACTACGAGCAAAAGACTGTTAAGTATCAGTCCGTACCCGAGTATTGGTATAAGCAGGCGAATCGTCATGAACGCCCGCATATGGCCAAGAACACGTTCCGTTACGTCTCTCGCCAGAAACGAGTATACTCGTTTCGGTCGCGTCGTCCAAAGAACGACTCGACGACCGCCGTCATTCCAGGTGAATCGCTTGTGGTCGCTCGACCACGCGCGAATCATCAGCTGGGCGTGGGGTCTTACCTTGCTTCATACAGGGCAGCCCTACAGTCCTTGAATGACGAGGCGGCTCAGAAGTCTGGAAATTCCGGCTATGGCGCTATGGATAAGGGACACAGATTTGCGTCCCAAAACGTCAAAGCTAAAATCTCTTCTCTTGAAGGGGTTTCAAGATTCACCTTTGAGGATGAATCCGGAAGCCAGACTCTCTATCTGCCCTTCTCTTCGGCAGTCCGCGTCTGCCCGATCCCGCCTTATTACGGGCCCGGAGCAGAGCGGTCCCTGCCAAGGGAAGTCCGAAACACCATACAGGAGCTCGCTGTGTCGACTATTCCCGACAAGATCGATGGCTCATTGGGCCAGGATCTCGTCGACCTAGCCGAACTACCTCGACTCGTTCGTCATCTCACGTCCATTGGACATGATTTGATGAATCTTCGTCAAAGTTGGCAGCGACTATCTGTAAAGGTGCGTCACGCGATAGACACCTGTATCCGCGAACGCAGTAAGGCCCCGAAATGGGCTTTGCGTTCTGCCGGTTCAGGCTATCTAGAGTGGCTCTTCGTACTACAGCCGTATATCGAAGATATGCAGACTATATCGAAGTTCCTCTCTAGCACGTCCAGTTCTTTGTTGAACCGTTATTCGTTCACTAAGAACAAAACTGCCTTGAGTTCATCACGGCGGTTCAAAGGCGGTGGCGATGGTGGTAGTCGATACTTAACGTTCGACAATATGGAGAACCGTAAGCTCTCCGTACACCTAGCGATCTGCTGGGTCCACCGTGGACCCCTTCCATCCGACGGCACCTTCGCAGAGAAGGCCTGTCAGATGAACAGGTCCCTTGGCCTCTGGTACCCATCATTACTGTGGGACCTCATGCCTTGGACGTGGCTCATCGATTGGACTACCCATATAGGGGATTCAATCAATGGGACGTATGCGATTAGTAACTCCAACTATCGTCCGGCTTATGCCTGGGCGACAGTTCGTAATTCAATACGATGGTTTGGGTCGTTCCTCCCCACTTATGGAGAGGACGTCCACCTGGAGACTAATTTCTTTGACGTTGAGAACTACAGCCTCTGTAGGTTCCCAGTGCAAGTTACCGGGGTCATTCAGCCCGGATTTACTGCCCTGAGCACCTCGCAGAAGGCTGTCCTCAGCGCCTTAGGTCTATCGCATATTAAGTAAATGTAAACATCTACTATTATAACCGTGCACATGCGCGGTGAGAAAGGTGCATAATGGCACTCGCTGATCCGCTGTCGGTTACGATCGACAAGGAGGCGATTCAGCTTTCGCGAATCGCCACCGGCGATACCTCCGGCAAGTTCCAGAACAGTGACAAGACTGTCACTCTCTTGGTTCGACCTAGGACTACCGCCGCTGGCCGTAGGGCCAACGTGATCCAGCTCCGGAAGAAGAAGGTGACGACTGACCCGTTGGTCTCGACTACTAATGTCGAAGTCGAGGCCTCTGTGGCAGTCACCGTCAACCTCCCGGCTTCCGGGTTCACGTCTACTGACGTGGCGGACCTGTACGGAGCTCTCGCGAGTCTCCTTACCGGTTCGTCCAATGCTGTGCTTACGAAGATCGTTAACGGAGAATCCTGATGGATCTTCTGTTGACGGGTCTCGTTGTCTGGGCCGTCACCTTAGCTGCTTTCGCAGTTGGCGGCGGTACTGGACATACGAGGCGTAAACACTAATTACGCATTGGAGAACAATATGCTGGATATTGATGTAGTCCCAAATGTTGAGACCACTGGGTCCTTTCACCTTCAGAGGGAAAGGGCCGCATTCTTCGCGGTTGTCTCGATCGTCGAGGCGGCCGTTGGGCAGTCACTCGTCGATCGGCAGGAAGTCCGAACGGAGAATGATCTGCGTGCAGTATTGCCGCAGGAGGGAAGCGATTTTCTCGCTTTCCTCGCTGGGGATGCCGAATGGCGTCCTCGCATCCTTCGTCCGGCCTTGTCTGCCGATTGTCACGAGACGATAGTCGTCCAGGCGATCTTACAGATCGCCGAGATGTACAAGAAGGTCTTCGAAGTGTGTGCTCAGGACCGCATTGATAATGCGGTCCAGAAGTACCACGACGACGAGGCCGACTTGCGTAATCTATCGCTCCCACGTGATGATGTGGCTTGGGCGGCAAAGTACATAGTTTCCTACGTACTGGGCCGTCCGCCACGATTCATTCCATGGACTGCCGGTCACTTCGGACCCGGCGCTTGCGCCGAAGGGCTCAACCACGTTGAGCGGTTCTCCGCTCCCGTGAGTTGGAACCTTATTGATGTCATCGACGTGACCGACGCCCCTGAATGTCTTGAACGTTCTATAACGTTCGGACCGCAGTCACCCGCGAGGATGATCGCCGTTCCAAAGACATTCGAGAAGCCGCGTCTCATCGCGGCAGAGCCTGCCTGGAACATGTGGTTCCAACAGGCCCTGGGTGACATTCTGCGGCGCAAGATGTGCCGTTATGCTTGGTTAGATACTACTAATCAAGATCGGAATGGTTACCTTTCTATGGAAGACGGTTCTGGGACGATCGACCAAAGTCGAGCGTCCGACCGCGTTAGTCTCGAGCTAGTCCGGTTCCTATTTGGGCCGTACTGGTTCGAGCTATTAAATGCGGTGCGAACTCCGTCTGTGGATTGTCTATGTGGTGATAACCACGTACTCGCGAAATTCGCGGGTATGGGGTCGGCCACCACCTTCCCGGTGGAGACGTTAGTCTTCGCCGCGATTGCGATGGCCAGTATGGCGATTACCGATGGTTTGGTAATCGACCATCCCGACAGAGTGGCCCAACTCTTCTCCATGTATGGGGATCGAGTAGGGTTTTACGGGGACGACGCAGTCGTCCCTGCTGCCTACGTGGACACCATCCGCGCCGACTACGAAAGATTCGGATTTGTCGTGAATAACGAGAAATCCTATGCCTTCGGACCGTTTAAGGAGTCGTGTGGTGTCTATTCCTTTATGGGAATAGACGTGACTCCCACGCGGCGTCGACGCTTGTTGTCTACGAAGAGTGATGCGGTATCCATAGCAGCCGCGACCTCGTTTTATAACGGGATCGTGCTGCGTTGGTCAGACCAAGTTGACAGCGAGTTGTTTAATCACCTCGCTGAAAGTCTGGGCATTGCCGGCATCCCGGTTGTGCCATACTGCATCGACTACAGTCACCCGAAACCTACCCTCTACAGGTATGGTGCCGGGTTCGGGCGCTACTCGGGAATACCCGAGCAAGATCGCGGCTGGGACTTATTCCCAAAGGCGCGATACGCCGCCTTATCGGGGCGACGTCGCTCATATACTGTGACAGAATCAAATGCCGCAGCTGTAGCCTACCTTTGTATGAAGGATGTTGGGAAGCAGTTGCCTCCCAAATCCCTTTCGCAAAGGTTCTCTCCGCGTCCCGATGCGCTACGTTTACGACTAAGGTCGTGAACGCCATCGGTCGGTTAGCCTGAGATGGCTACTGGGCTAGCAGCCCAGGTCAGTAACAACATTTAGTAATGCTAAATGTGCAGAGCAGTTACTGACA